CGGGTACATGCAGAAAAAGGCGGCATTTTCTTGGTCGCTGGCGTCGGGTATTTCAACCGTCAGCATAATATCTATAAAATCCTCTGGCTGATAGTCAGGGCGATGTATTCTCGAACTCAGAAGCTCTTGAACGGAGGTTTCTGAGTTGGCCAGAGAATAGCTATTCTCTGCTAGATGGGGAGTCTCAAGCCCGATCAATTCGGGCAAAACACTCGATGAAATGACCAATGAAGAGAAAGCGGAATTAACAGCATCAGTTTGGCGGGAGTTGGCGGCATGGCTGCAAAAATAAAACTTCTCTTTATGAGTAGGTGTATAATTAGTACATAATAGATTAGACGGCAACGATAAAGGCGTTGTATCTATCAGGAAAAATAGAGATGGAGTAAATAATGAACAGAGCAAGCAAAGCATTAGCTGAGGAAATTACATCCCTTATCAATAAAAAGCAAGAGGGTGGGTACTGGGACTTTAAATTGGAGTGGCATGATAATAAAGCTGATTTACTACATGATATTATTTGTTTGGCAAATAATATGGAAAATCGTGATGCCTATCTAATCTTTGGCGTAGATGACGGTACGTACGAGATAATTGGAATTAACGAAGATAATAATAGGAACAGGCTAAATACTGTAAGGGTTGTAAATTTCCTTCGCGACAAAAAGTTTGTTGGTGGCATAAGGCCGATGGCTCGGGTAGAGACAATAGACATTGAAGGAAAAAAGCTAGATATTTTGATAATCGAAAACAGTCGCTATACACCATTTCGACTAAGCCAAGATTTTAAATATAAATCTAAGAAGAGCAATGATAAAGATAAAGAAAGAACTGTAAAAGCTAATAATGTATATACGAGAATCCAAGATACTAATACGCCAATAAATGAGACTGCAGACCCAGACAAGGAAGAAAAACTTTGGCGAAAAAGATTCCATATAGATGAGCCAGCATATAATAGGGCTATGTACTATCTGGAAAATCCAGAAGATTGGGAAAAGGCCGAGAGAGATTCGAGTGATAGCTATATAGCTACTGACGAACTAAGATATCCCGGCCTGAAATTACATCGTCCAGCCTGGGATGATAGTTATTACTATAGGTACGCACCTGAATATTCAATTGAATTTACCTCGTATTGCTCCGGTACTAATAATAGGCATTTCTTGTGTTTACTATTTCCTGATCCAACTGGCACTTTAAGGGATGTTGTAGTGAAAGCAAGTAACCAGACTGTCTATAAATATTTTTATCTCGATCTCGATGGAGCAAAAGCAAGACTTATCTATCCTCGTAGTGATGTTATAGATTTTAATGGTAATCCATTTGATCGGGCATTTATTATGAGTTATGTGGTTAAAGGATCATTTGAGTGTATAGTTAATGAGTTCCTTATAGAAAAACAAAAACCTGACAGAATTTACAGTTATATAAAAAAATGGAAAGACTATGTCATTCAGTTTGAATCAGAATATGAGAAAGATGAATTTAAAAAATACATAGTGAATAAATACAATGAGGTAATATATAATCAAGAAACTCAGAATACTAATGATATTTTGTTATCGGAGAAAATACCCTCTATATCCTCGGATTTGCTCAAATATCATAATAGAGTATATAAAGACGCGCAAGTTTTGATGAGAGAATACGAAACATGGAGAAACAGTCTAAATGCGCATTAAGATCTGTAAGTCTATAGCTATCCAACCTCCACCCCCTGCCGCAACAAAAACTCCCGTGCCTTATCGTCAAGCTGACAATTCACAAACCGCGAGCGTACAGCCAGCTTGCCACTGCCGTAAACGAACTTCGTTTCATCGTCATATTTCATACCGCGAAAATCACAGTTTTCAGCCTTAATAATCGCCGCGGCACTACGAAAATCCACATCGCGAACTGACGAGTTCTTGAAATAAATCGGCTGCCCGTATATATATTGGGCACCATCAAGCAAGCAATTATCAAACACAAAAAAGCCCATCGCGAACTTATCAAAATCCACATTAGAAAAATCTTCGCTGGTAAACCGCACAATCTCGCCGTCTGGAATAGCGGGGTAGCGCTGGCGCTGGTAAGCGGGAAGGTTGCCCGCGCGGATGGCGGCAGCTATTTTGTGGTTATCAGCTTTCTTCATAGTTCAAGGATAGAGCAGTTTTTTGTTTTATGTCAAGGGCGAGGGTAGGTGTGTGCTAGTGTATATGATTGACAATCTCGCGGTACAAGTCATCAATTATCTGACGATTTGGGCGCTCCAGTTTCTTTTTGATTGCCGTATAATCTTGATCAAAATAATCAAACATATCATCCCAAATAGTCCTTTTGTCACCTTGTTCGAAAATTCGCGCCAACGAGAAACAGATACAGCTGAGAGACTCTATAATATCGGCAGAATCAGGTGTATCGTAATATAAATCAATGATTTCTCGTGCTGCAGTGTATTCGTCTCGTTGTTTATACATAGGATTTTTTATCAAGAATAAGTGGACAGTTTATAGACATGTCCAGGTCGTTCACCACCTACAGGTGGCGCTTCGGGTCGTGCTTACCGAGGTTCTGGTCGGTAGAGTGCATCGTACCCGGCTCGACACCGTCGATAGAACCGTTGGTGTTCCACGAAACACGGGTATTGGTCTCACGATCGTACTGAGAGATGTGCATCGATGACCCGTCGAGCGGGATCTCCATCTTCTTCACCTCGCCGTCGCCATTTCCGATGTTCCGGTCCCAGAGAAGTCCCATGTCGGACCTTTCTGTAGTAGGTCGGCTGAAAGCCGGGTCTATCTGAATTGATAGTCCAAGATTAAGTATATATATATATATCAATATTTGTCAATACTTTCTGGAGATAATTATGTAAAATCTAGTTTATGGTATACATAATTGATGTTACATCATCGCCTTTCCGCTCCGTCCATGCTATACTAAAAGCACAACCAGCATCGCGGCTTGCGGCGGCGGTGGCTGTAATCCGAAAGGAGGTGGGGTGGTGATGTAACTCGCGGAAAGATAATTCGTTAAGCGGTGTTTTATAGCCTCCAGATTCTAATTTATCGACCAGCAACCCTGTTTTTAAGAGGCAACACTCGCTCGGTGAAAACCAACGTGGTACTTTTCGAAAAGTACCGTGGTAGTTTAGAAAAAGTACCGTGGTAGTCTCAAAGCTCTACTACAATGTGTTGATTAATCAACGGAAAGGATAGTCAAATGACATTGAAATATAAAACCGTTAAGATGAAAAATCCAGCCAAACCAGCTGATCCGCCAAAGTATTATGCCCGCGAATCAGAAGCTGGCCGCATCGACTTGCCTGAACTCTCCGATAATATTGCCCGCCATTCTACCACTGTTAGCAAGACGGATATTCAGGCGGTTTTGACCATCTTGGGCGAGGAATTGGCGTCGCTGCTCGCCAAAGGCCACAGCGTGCACCTGGGCGAGCTTGGTTATTTCCATGTTACGCTCAAATCCAAAGGCGTCGCCGAAGAAAAAGACGTCAATCCTAGTATCATTGAGGAGGCCAAAGTCCGCTTTATCGCAGGCAGCGTCCTCGAAAAAGAACTGAAAAACGTCAAATTCGAAAAGGCCGCCGAACCAAAGAAAGACACCCCAGCGCCGAAGCCAGGGGCGTAAATAACCATAAAACGCCAGGCCGCTCCGTATTCTGTCGGGGCGGCTTAGCTATATATATTGTCGGTAAGGTGTATAATCAAATATTATAAACTAGTAATCCATAAACAAAGGAAGACGACATGAAAATTACTCCGCTAGATATAGTATCAATGATTGCAATAGCTAGCATCGTCATCTCTGCGTATGCTGCCGCAAGAGTCAGCAAAGGGCAAAAGGCTAAGCAAGGGAAAGACACTAAAACTGAGAAAACAGAACCAAGCAGTCCCACAGCAAGCACCAGCAAGCTTCGCGCCGAGCTGGACGACCTAAAGAAACGAGTCGCGACGCTGGAGAAGAAGTAAGTAGATAATCTAAATATGTCATTATATATCAAGACATTTTGTCCTAAAGTATAATGACAGAATTAGTATTTCTAAAGTATTAAATGTACATTTTTGTCCTCATCTCTTGATTAGTTAAAAATAATCTGATATGATATTCGTATGATAAATCCTCATTTTGATTCTCCTATCACTAATACTATTTTTGAGATTGAGAATATGCGCAATCGTTATATACAAGGCTCGACGCCGCCTTGGATATTTTACGATATTAAAAATATTATATAAATCACGAAATAATCTTACATGATATAAACAGCGACTACCTCTGTTAGTCAAATCTATCAACCATGAATCGACTTCGCGTCGATTCTTTTTTATTTGACGTAAAAATGAGGCTAGAAATCCTGTACGTTCAGCGTTTGTAGCTTCATTGAAACGTCAGAGCGGGTTTTTAGAGATTTGAGTAACAGCTGGTCAGAAATTAGAGACAGCGGACTACAAATCGCTTAAAACACGGCAGAGACGAGATATCTAACAGTACGAGAGTGACTGCGAGCACTCTTGTACGTAAAAGAAAGGAGCTGAAAAATGGCAGCGAAAAACAAACAGATCAAAAAAATCATTAGCTGGGTAGTTGGACTACCAGCCGCAATAATCGCAATGAGCGAGCCAACAGATCTGCGTCTTTGGTGGGTGCAGTTCGCAGCAATTGCGGTGCTGGCGGTCGTATTGTTCGCCAACGGTGTGTTCGACGAAACTATCCAAGAACTAAAATCGCGAAAGGAGATTTGGCGATGAAGATACACGTAAACGTGATGCCGTCACCAGTTCAGCTGGTGCCGGTACATAAACGCGAGCCTCTCGATAGGGTGATTGACAAGCTACGCGAGTTGAATGACCACGACTTCGACAAGTCGGTCAAAGCAGCGAAGTGGCTGCGGATTTTTGACAAAGGCATGAAGTGGATTGAGGGTAAATTTTATGGACGAAAATAGTTTGCTTGAGAAATTAGAAAATCTAATCGATCCGACATTCCTTGACCGTGCTTTGGCGGGGGAGGCGTAAGTGGAACAGACTCAACTACAACGTACAACTCAAGCTGAGATGATGATAGCTCGCCAGGCACAGGAAGTGCAGGTGGCAATGCTATCAGCCAAGAAGTTTCCGCGAAATGAGACTGAGGCAATCAATCGAATCAAGGCGACCTGCCAGCGACCAACGCTAGCAGAGCAGGCAATATACACCTACCCGCGCGCCGGGCAGCGCGTATCTGGGCCATCAATCAGGCTAGCTGAGGCGTTAGCTCAAAACTGGGGTAATGTCGATACTGGCGTGATTGAATTAAGCACTGCTAACGGTCGTTCAGAGATGATGGCGTACGCGTGGGATTTGGAAACGAACACTCGTGTTACCAAGACATTTTCTGTCGAGCACAAACGGGATACGAAGCAGGGGCGCAAAGATCTAACTGACGGCAGAGATATTTACGAAGCCACAGCTAACTTTGCAGCGCGCCGGCAACGAGCATGTATTCTGTCAGTCATTCCTGGCGATATTGTCGAGATGGCAGTGGCTGAAACTCGAAAAACACTTGCTGAATCCGACAAGCGACCAATCGATGAGATTGTCGCGGTACTACTTGACGCGTTCAAATCGTTGGGCGTCAAGCAAGAACATCTTGAGAAATACATCGATAAGCAGCTAACGGTTGCTTTGAAAGAGGACCTGGTGGATTTGCGAGGTGTCTACAAGGCAATCAAAGACGGTCAATCAAAGCCTGAGGATTTCTTCCCAGATTTGAAACCAGAGCGAAAAACAAGCGAGGCGCAAGTTGCTGCTACTCAAAATCGATTGCAAGCAGCATTAAATAAAGCCGAGGATTTGAAAAATGCAAATTCATAAAATTGAGCAAAACAGCGAAGAGTGGCTATTGCATAGATTGGGGCGAATCACCGGCACGAAAGTCAAAGGCGTACGTCCGATGGCACGCGACAAATCACGGCGCTACGACGGTTTTTGGACGGTGCTGGCTGAAAAGGCAGCTGTACCGGCAGACGGCGAGCCAGATATGGAGCGTGGTCATCGCCTGGAGAATGTGGCCTTGCAGATGATGAGCGAGAAGCTAGGTTTGCCGTTCGATACTGAGCCGGGAATTTGGGTGAGTGACATCGATGACGACATCATGGTTTCGCCAGACGGCGCGCAACCTGTCAAGGACGACCAACTGCCGACGTATGCCGGCGAGGTAAAATCGCTGAGTTCAGCAAAACATCTCAAGTATATTTACGCCGATCACAAAGCCAAGCAGCGCCCTGATTACAACCCATACTACAGCATTCCAAACGACGCTCAAAACAACTATCAAGACCAGGTTTTGCAGTATTTCGTGGTTAATCCCGAGCTGGAGGATTTGTACTTTGCGCTGTTCGATGACAGGCAGGAGATGAATCACTTGGTGCTGTGGACTATCCACGTTAAACGCAGCGATGTGCAGCCGCTTATTGATGAAACTCTTGAGATGGAGCTGGGCACGCTGGTTGAGATGAACAATACGCTGGCGGAACTTGCCGCTATTAAAAACTAAAGGAGGACACATGTCACAACTACAAGAATACGTCGACTCACAAGTCGCAACAATATCACCGTTCAAGGTGAAATCTCAAGAATTGCTTGAGCAGGCCAAAGCCAAAGAGATAACTGACGACGCTACCGCCAAAGAAGCAGTCGCAATCCGCAAGCTGATCACCTCACACCGTACTGAAGTTAAAAACGCACGGTTGGCGATCACTCGCAACTTTGACAGCGTCAAGTCACAGTTCATCGACGCTGAAAAAGATGTTCTCGCGCCAGCTGAAGAAGCCCTGGAGGATATCAGCCAAAAGATTCTAGCCTACCAGGAAGAACAGGAACGACTGGCAAAACAGGAAGCGGCACGCGTTGACGCTATCTGTGCAAAGTTTGACACCAATGCTAAATCATTGCGTAGCCAAAAGAATTGTGATGAAAAAGGCGCTGAATTGAAGCAGATATTCGCTGAGTTACCTGAAGCTGATCAGAATCACGCTGAAATCAAGCTAGCATTCACTAAAGCCATCAACGAGTTGTTGACGCGTAAAGATGAATTGACAACCGCTGAACGCGACGAAGCTGAAGCGGCGAAACTAGCCGCACAACGTAAACGTGAGCAGGAAATCGCCGAGGCTGAAGCAGCCAAAGCCGCTAAATCGCAGAAGCCGGCCGTCAAATCTGGTATTAAAACCAAGACGGTATTCACGGTTACCAATCCTGAGTTAGTGCCGCGCTATCTCTGCGAGCCGAGCGACAAACTAATCCGCGAAGCTATCGCCAACGGACTGCGTGAAATTCCAGGTATTGAAATTCGCGAGGAAAAGAGTTTCTAAATATGGCAGCAATCAACACAGTAACTCTAATCGGCCGCGTCGTCCGAGACATTGAAATTAAAACGACGAATAGCGGCAAGTCCGTAGCCTCATTCGCACTAGCGGTTGATGGCTACGGCAAAGATGCCGACGCTAGCTTTATCGATTGCGTTGCCTGGAATAAAGCAGCCGAACTGCTGGCAGAGTACGCACCGAAAGGCAAGCAGATCGGCATAACTGGCAGATTGCAAACCAGAATCTGGGAGAAGGACGACATCAAGCGCAAAGCCACTGAGGTCATCATCGATCAGTTCCAGTTTTTGAGCGACGCCAAGGGTAGCGGCAATAATGCCGCACCGGCGACTGAGCGATACGCCGAAGACGATGCCAAAGCGGCAAATGCAACGACTAACCAAGCGGCGAAACCAGTAGAGGATATCGACTTCGACACGCCGATTGATTTGAGCGAAATACCATTTTAACGAAAGGAGAATCATGGCAGGAACGGAAGCCGGCGGCAGGAAAGCTGCCGCGACAATTCTCGCGAAAAATCCGAACTTCTACCGTGAAATCGGCAGAAAGGGTGGATCGAGGTCGAGGGGAGACAAAACGGGCTTTGCGCTCAATCGGGAGGCAGCTCGGATTTGCGGCCGAATCAGTAAGCGTAGACCCAAACAAAATGACGAGCTGGCTGAATTTGAAAAAACCGCACCGTACGGCAGATGCAGTATGTGCAATTTGGCGCTCATTAAATCTGACGCTGAGCGAAAGGATTATCCAGATATGCACGAAAGCTGCATGTATGAGAGGTTTGGAGATTAAGGCGTCGTGACTAAAAAAGCACTTCGCAAAAAACAGCGCCGCAAGCGCAAGAAACTGGAGGCCACGTAATGTCTCTGATGAATTGCGCATTCACGGTTCGCTGGAGCGACGAGAAAAATAAACCGCACGCGAAAACCTACGCTACCGAAGCCGACGCTAAGCGCGCCAAGAAATGGCTACTTCGATGCGGCCAATACTCAGGTAGTAGAGTTTCTTATTCTTTGTTCCCGTATATTCAAAAACGTAAAGGTGGTTGTCTGGAGCGCTGGTGGTCAAGAGTATGCACAACAATGGGTTGAACGACTACAGCTTGAGAGATACGTATGGCGAACATATTCTAAAAGCCAATATCAAGAATTGTGCAGCACTCATAAAGTAATCGCTATAGACGATATGCACAAAACCAGACTCGGCAATGTGGCTAATCTGATTGTGAGAATGAAATAACAAATATCAACTAAACCACTGATTTTGTGGACATAAGGAAGGGAGATGTCAATGAAAAAAATCATAGTCACAGACGAAAACAAGGGAATTAAAAATGAATTGCCAGAAGAGTATGAAAACCTCGAGGTCAATTTCGCTCGATATTACAAATATGAATTTAATTATGAATACAATGGCGTACTTGTCATTGCGAGCGGCTGGGATGAAGAAGTTTATAATGCCGAGTTATTGGCCAAAGAAACGGTTGGAACTATTTTCAAAGAAGCCCCTTGGCAATCATTCGTGATAATAGACAGGCGTTTTGATAGTAAAAATTCTGAGTTACCTGAGGAAAAGTACCATGCTACAAACTGATCGAAAACAGGTTATAGACTACATTAAAGATAATATTGATTCATGTTTGGCTTTTGCTAATTTCGAGTTTGATTCCATTGCGAGAAACGGAATTGACGGGACCATACTACTGGTGCCGCGCATTGAGGTGACTATGAACATAGATTACGAGAGCCTTATTGACTACGTAAATAAAAAGAGGCTAGAGGAGCTGGACGATGACTAACATAAAACGACGAGGCGACCCTCGCGCATTATCATGCAACGACGGACACGACCTGTGCTATTGCGCTGGCCGTCCAGAGTGCCACAACTGCGGGCAGCCGCTATGGGATGACTACGTTAAGGAACCGCTAGACCACAGCGACTACAACTACAACCACGCAGCATGCTGTGACCTAGTTTTAAGCCATTTTACCTACGACGATTGGGAAATAGGTGACGATGACAAGTTGCGGATGCATGATTATGTTTTGGTTGTCTATAAAGACACGGAAACTGGCAATAAAACTAACATCGTCTGCCAGATTATAGAGATGTGTGGCGTGGGATTACCAGCGCTTAGAGCCTTAGAGACTGGCGACAGGACAAGCATTATGGGGGCATATATTACAAACTGTCGCCTGGTGCGAATTAAGAAGCCCGAGGAGAAACAATCATGACCATAATAATCGCGGTAATTTTCGCAATCGTAATACTAACAGCCCTAATCGTGCCGGCAATCGAGGACGAGATCGAGTATCGAGAGTGGCTAGATGAATCGAAAAATAGGAGGAAGTAATGGACAGAATCGAACTTAAAGAGTCGGCGTTTCGGCAGTCTTTTGACGGGTTTGCTGTCGGCGACAAAGTGTATTTCAGCTATCGAGATGAAAGAAAAAGTAATCCTGACAGATATGGGCTTGGCGTTGTTGTTGCTGGCGGAGTAACCGAGGAGCAACATACTACGCGCCTACTTGATGGACTCTTCGTAATATTCAAAACCCGAAAAGTTACCAAGGTGCTGGTTGAAATGAAAGATGGCGAGAACACCGAACGCTTTTTGAGGAAGCCGAGTGAATGTTTCAAGGTAATTGATAGAGGCGGTAGCGATGCCTAATCTCGCAAACATAGATAATCCCTACGAGGATCAAGAGCAAGAGGCGTTTGTACAGTGGCTACAGTTGAAAGGCTATCCACATTTCAGAGTGCCTAACGAAACTTACACCAAAAGCCACAAACAGCGAATCAAGAATAAGAAGCTTGGTGTAAGTTCTGGGGTGCCAGACTTGGCCGTGGTCGTGCCGGATGTCTGGTATGGATACGGCGACAATGTGCCTCGAGAGGATCTATCATCATACACCAATACATACGCAAATCGTTTGGTGTTTATCGAAATGAAACGCAAGAAAGGAGGTGTAACATCAACAAATCAAAAGAAGTGGATTAAAACGCTCAATGAGGCCGGCATTCAGACTGTTGTTTGCAAGGGTTGTGATGCAGCGATTGAGTTTATTGAATCAATAACTAAATAGGAGACTAAAATGTCCAAAGTTAAAATTGAAATTAAATCATGGTTCAGTGGAGATGTATTGTTTGAGTACGAATCAGACAACGCCACGATGAAAAAAGCAGTTGAAGCAGCTGTTGACGATAACGCTGACCTGAGTGGCGCTGACCTG